GGCTGCTCTCTGGTTGAGTTCAGACCTTAGGTACTTCATTTCTTCGAGTGATGCTGGCTGAGCGAATTGATCGCTCATCTTCACCGTTCCTTTGTTCCTAATCTTGATGCTTAGGAATGGAATGCTTATCTCGGCAGCTCTGTATGCGAGTGCTTGTTTTAGGATTCCGACAAGGTCGGTCTCTTTTGTGTTTAGTGTGCTTGCCTTTATCTTGGCGCTTAGGTCATCGTATAAGTTCTTACCGAGCATCTCTCTTGTATGTATGAGTTGTGCTGTCTCTATGTGTGGAGCCACCTCTGCTGTGTCGACATTGGCGTTGAGAGGCGTGAACTTTTTGATGTATTCTTGGTTTATCCAGAGATCCATATCGTGTTTTGTTTTTTTATATCGTGAATGGCTTCAGTTTGTAGTTGATGTCAAATCCGTTCAGCCTTAGTATTTTATTGATTGCTTCCTCGAAGATTCTTTGATCTGGTTGTATAACGAATTTCGTGAAGCATTTTACCTTTGTTTCGAAGTCTCCTGAGCCCAGTTGGCCTGGTACCATTATAGAAAACAGTTCCGGTGTAGTCGCACGCTCGCCTGTTAGTATCTTTTGTGTTATCTGGTCGCTTATTACGGTGAATTGCTTGTCTACGTTAGGTACATCCACCGGTGTGATGTCTGGTGCCAACTCTTTTCCGTCCGAAAACATTACGACTGCCTTTCCTGCTTTCTTCACACCACCGTAGCTTCTTTTTAGTCCGTTGACGATGTCGTCTCTTTCTTCCTGACTCGCAGGCTTTCTGTAGAATCTAATAATGACTGACGGATTGAATCCGTTTTCTATTAGCGATCGGTAGTAGACACCGACTTGACTTTCTAATGTAACCCAGTCCATTGCCCCAAGGTACGAAGGTTCTCCGTAGTATTCGTTGCTGACCTTTTGACCTGGTACGTATAGTATCTGTCTGTGGTGTTCTTTGTCTGCTGTATTGAGTGTGTAGATACAAGTCTCATGTTCTCTCGCGTTTGCCCAATCTCTTTTGTAGAACCATTCTTCTATCTTTCCGTCTTCGTATTTTCCACTTCTCAGTTTGCTTACGTCGATTCTGTTGACCTCTACAATCTTGCTGAAGTCAAGTGACCAGATTAGTTCGAATGCCATTGCACCGTATATCTGGTAGTCGAGACTTAGGTCCCACTTTTCTCTTTCGATGTCGTTTAGTATTTTGAGTGCGTCTATTTTTTGACTTTCATTGAGGAATGTATCATTGACTGTATATCCTTCTCCTACAACCATGTGTGCCTTCGTTTTAACGATTGCGTTGTGTGTTGGACTCGTGTTGTACATATCTTTTAGATACTCTGGGTATAGATTGTCTTCTCCGTATATCACCCATTCGTGTTGTCTGCTCTCTTTTATCACCGGCAAGTCTGTGACCGCTTGGAATGAGAATGTATCCACTGCGTCTCCTCCTTTGTTCAGTGGTAGCAATTCTGGAATCATGCTTTGTTTTCTTAGTTCGTAACCAAATATCTTCATTTTTATTGTCTTTTTTTATGCGGTAAATAGCATTCTTCCTGCCTCTACGATGACGGATGGGTATGTTGGATTGTCTGGTATAGACACGGTTCCTGATAGTGGCATCGGTCCTGAACAGGCGAATACTTCATAATTCCATTGTGCGAGGTAGTCCTCGTTCTCTCCTGCTATTGCGATGAATCCGGCGTTGGGATCCACGCTTGCCGTTGCTGAGCACGTCACGCTGATTAGGAATTTGTTGTATCTGGTTCCGTCTCCGAGATCCTGGTTCTTGTCCTGCGTGAATAGTATTTCATTCCCGTTTAGCCTGTTCTCTATCTTGAATACAAAGTATAGGTCTGGGTATGTCGACGGTGCCGGCGTGTATTCGTCGTACCTGTCGTTGAGCGTGAAGTAGCACGCGTTTATTCCTGGATTCATTGTTATCATAACTGAAATATATTTCGATGGATTTTTGTTTATTCGTCAAACAGGAAACCCAGGCTATCCTGCCTGGGTCTGTCTTCTTCTGTTTATTATTTACAGAATTGGAAATAAATAAGGTGCGATAGCAGCCGGTGCTATCTCGTATGCTTGTATTGGTTCCATCGCTGTGAATGTGATTGTGTAACCATTTATGTCTGATTTAGCTGTTCCTGATCCTCCTTCGATTGCGGTTACGTATGATCCTTCTCTTAAGCCGAATAACCAGTAGTTGGAATTGGAGTCGAGTACTACCAGCAACAACTGCTTCTGCGAGTCCACGAGTTTGAGAATTGCATTTCTCTTAGTTGTCTCTCTTCTCGTTAGTACGATTGATACTACTTGGTTGAAGAATGTAGTTCCGTTGTTTGTATCGACTGCCACCGATTCTGTGAAGTTGCAGACGTTTTTGTTCGTTTGGAACTCAAAGAACATGAATGTTGACACGGTTTGATTTGTGTTCGGTGGTGCAGGGTCTGACGATTGTCCAATCAGTGGTGTGAAACCAAGAAAGTCAGGAACGATTGTTGTTGTGTTTGTACCTGCGTTGTATGATGAGGATAGAACGTATCCTGACCAGGATGTTGCTGTTACCGTTACGCCATCTATCTGCATTACATTGTATGTGAAGTAAATCCACTTTCCTGTTGTGAATACAGATGTTTGGTCACCTGGTATTGTTACCGATACTAATATTCTCACAAATCCTGAGGTGGTGGTATTCACCGTTGCTGCTGTTGTTACTACTGCATTAGGACCAGTTGGTGTTATACCAGTGATTTCTCCTCCACTTATCGTTGGTGATAGTGATACAAAATCGGTTATGAATATTTTGTTGACTCCTCCGGCATTCGTCTCACAGGATTTAGCGAGTCCTGCGGTTAGTGCGTTACATATTGCCATTTTTTTCTATTTTATTTTTTACAAAAAAACCCACTCACCGTGATGGTGGTGGGTTCCTTTTATTTTGATAAGCCTCGGCTCATCCGGAATCATTATGCTACGATTGCGGAAATGATTGTTGGGTCTACACCCCATGCTTGGTCTGGTTCCATCGCAGTGAAAGTGATTGTATAACCATTCGCGTCTGCTTTTGCAGTTCCTGAACCACCTTCGATTGCTGTTACATATGCGCCCTCTACCTTGCCAAATAGCCAATAGTTGGAATTCGAGTCAAGTACGATGACCAAGAGTTGTTTTTGCGAGTCTACCAATTTCTCTATTGCTGTTCTTTTAGTAGTCTCTCTTCTTGATAATACAAGTGTTACAACTTGGTTGAAGAATGTAGTTCCGTTGTTTAGGTCGATTGCTACAGATTCTGTATAGTTACATACGTTTTTGTTCGTTTGGAATTCATAGAATTTCGTAGAACCACCCATTGTGATTGCGTCAAGCCAGTCTCCTACTTGTGGAGCTGTTGATGCACCGATTGTGTATCCTGTTACGTTCTCGAAGTCAGTGATATAGATTTTATTGATACCACCTGCGTTAGTTTCACAAGATTTTGCTAAACCGGCTGTTAGTGCATTACATATTGCCATTTTGTTTTCTTTATATTTTTATAAAGGGGCTCCTGGCCCCTTTTGTTTTTTAGTTATAGAATACTACTTCTGATCCGTAGATGTATCCAGTGCCGAACTTTAGCTCAGCGGTCATGCGAATTACTGGAACCCCCGTTACTGACTTTTGTGGAAGTATTTGGATTTCCTCGAAGTCAGACATCAAGTCAGTCAATAATAACAAGTTTGATTTTCTTGCGGCAACCATTTTGTTTGTAGAGATACCTGGTGCTTCAGCTAACTTCACGTTTAAGAAGTGTAACTCTGGGTATGCTTGCATGTAGTATGCTTCAGAAGATGCAGCAGCCAATGCTTGTCTGTAGGATCTCAACGCTGATGGAGATAAGAAGATTCGTAAGTCTTCCTCGTTGATGATTGTTTGTGGAATAGCGTTATAAACTTTTGTTAGTTCAGCGATAACGTTAGAAGTTGTAATAGAAGCAGTTCCAAGTACATCGATTACCGTTCCGTCTGCCAATAATTGCTTCTCAAGACCGTCACA